CCGGCGGCGCTGGCCATTCAGTCTCTGCGCCAGGGCGGTGACCTTCGCCGTGTTGACGCGATTAAGGCGCTGCAGAAGCTCAACCTGATTGACCCAGATGCCGACCCGGACAAAGTGCTGAGCGAATTACTGACCGAGTCGGCCTCACTGACAGAACCGCCACCGGGCGAGGTGTAATATGGCCAGGTCCGTTAACGATCGCCTGCAGGACGAGACGATAGCGCATGGCCTGTATGTGACCCGCTATGGTAATGGCCTCGCCCGGCGCATGGTGGCGTTGCTGAGTAAGATGGATAATGACCTGGCGGCCAGGCTGCTGGTGCTTCTGGACGGCAAACGGGCTGATACCTACAGCGCCCGTCGCCTGGCATCGCTGCTGGCTGGTGTGCGTGAGCTTAATCAGCAGGCCTACGAACCGGTTAACGAGGCGCTGGCACGCGAGCTGACGCGCTACGTTGAATATGAGGCCGGGTATCAACTGGACCTGTTCAGCAACATCATCCCGCAGCAGATCTTGAAACACGTTCCGCTGCAAAGCATTGCACCCGAGCAGGTCTACGCCGCAGCAGCGGCGCAGCCGTTCCAGGGGCGATTGCTGAAAGAGTGGGGCCAGAAGCTTGAAGCCGACCGGCTGGACAAAATCACGAACGCTGTGCGCTCCGGTTTCCTCCAGGGTGAAACGGTAGAGCAGATTGTCCGGCGCGTTGCCGGCACGCCGAAACTCAAACGTGAAGATGGTGTGATCAACGCCTCCAGGCGCGACCTGGCGGTGGTGACCCGTACCGCGGTGAATCATATGGCCGCCTCGGCGCGCCAGGAGTTCGCCCAGGCCAACAGCGATATCGTGAAGGCCAAACAGTGGTCCTCCACCCTGGATACGCATACCAGCCAGTGGTGCATCATCCGCGACCGCAAACTCTACACACTCGACGGCAAGCCGCTGGGGCATGTGGTCCCTTATCTGCGCGGTCCCGGCAAAATCCACTTCTGCTGCCGCTCCGGCGAAATCCTGATTACCAAATCGTGGGAAGAGTTGCAGATAGCCTCTGGCGAGCTGAGCAACGCCACACGCGCCTCTATAGATGGGCAGGTGCCAGCGCATACCAGTTACGCCGAATGGCTTACCCGGCAGCCGTACGCCCGGCAGGAGCAGGTGCTGGGCGTTACACGTGCGCAGATGCTGCGTGACGGCAAAATCACGGTGCCGGAGATGTTCAACGATGCCGGGGAGTTCCTGACCCTGGACGAACTGCGCCGTGTGGATGCGTCGGCGTTTGAGTAACACAAACCTCATCAACATCAGGCTTCCTCCGGGCGGCCTTTTTTATGCCTGCCGCTGAGCGGATGCGACGCGGTGATCGGGTCGGATGACCCACTACCAATGGCCGGAAGGCTGGAGCAAAACAATGAAACTCAAACTCGATGCTAACGGAAATGTGGTCGTTGAAAACGGTATGCCTGTGTACATCCATGATGATGGCAAAGAGATCCCGTTCGATGCAGCCGCAGCGATGACCAAAATCACCTCCCTGAACGGCGAGGCCAAAACCCACCGAGAAGCGAAGGAGCAGGCGGAGGCCGGTCTCGCTAAATTCGCTGGCATCACTGACCCGACCAAGGCGCTCGAAGCCCTGGAGATGATGACCAAAATCGACCAGAAGAAGCTGATCGACGCTGGCGCTGTTGACCAGGTTAAGGCCGAGATCACCAAAGTATTCCAGCAGCAACTGGACGAAGCGAACGGCAAAACCAAGCAACTGGAAACCCAGCTCTACGACGAGATGATCGGCGGCCGCTTCGGTGGCTCGAAGTTCATCTCTGAGAAGATGGCGATCCCGGCTGAGTTTGTACGTTCCCACTTCGGCCAGAACTTCAAAATCGAAGACGGCAAGGTTGTGGCCTACGACGGCCAGGGCAATAAGGTGTTCTCCCGCACCAAGCCCGGCGAGCTGGCCAGCTTCGATGAAGCGCTGGAATCTCTGGTCGAGTCGCATCCGCAGAAAGACTACATCCTCAAAGCGTCCGGCAACAGCGGCGGTGGCTCTCACCAGTCGCAGCATCAGGCCGGGCAGAAAACCATGAAACGCGGTGCGTTTGATTCCCTGGACAACGCTGGTAAGCAGGCAGCGCTGAAAGACGGCGTCAGCATCGTCGATTAATCGAAAGGAGCCATAAATGGCAGGTAACACCCTTACTGGTCTGATCCCGACCATCTACACCGCACTGAACGTAGTTTCCCGTGAGCAAACTGGGTTTATCCCTGCCGTTGCGCGAAATGCCAAAGCAGATGCCGCAGCCAAAGGCCAGATTGTGCGTGCGCCAGTTGCGCCAGTAGCTAAAACTGAAGACATCACCCCCGGGGCCTCCGCGCCAAACACTGGCGAGCAGGCGATCGATGGGGTTGATGTAACCATCACCAAGTCCAAAATGGCCCCGGTCAAGTGGAACGGTGAAGAACAGCTGGCGCTTGGCCCGGCTGGCACCTACAACATTATTCTCGCAGACCAATTCCAGGAGGCGTTCCGTGCCCTGGCCAACGAAGTGGATGCAGATCTCGCGGCGCTGTTCTTTAACTCGTCTCGCGCTGTTGGCGCGCCTAAGGATACCCCGTTCAGTATCAAAGATGACCTGAGCGATGCGGCACTGGCGCGTCAGATTCTGACCGACAATGGTGCTCCAACTACTGATATGCGCATGGTGCTTGGTGGTGAGGCGATGGCATCTATTCGTGGCAAGCAGTCTGTGCTGTTTAAAACGAATGAAGCCGGAACTGACCGGATGCTGCGTGAAGGCATTATCGGCAAAATCATGGGGTTCAATCTCCATGAGTCATTCAACATCGGCCGCACCGCGAAGAGCACGGCTGCTGGCTATAAAGTAAATGGCGCGAAGACGGCTGGTGACATCATTATTGCTATCTCTGCTGGTACCGGCGGCATTGCAGCCGGTACCGCGGTGAAATTCGCCGGAGACGATAACCAGTACATGGTTGTGGCTGCTACCTCCTCAAGCATCACCATCAGCGCGCCTGGTCTCCGTCAGGATCTGGCTGACCAGGCCGCAGTCACTGTGCTGAGCGAGTTTGCGCCAAACATGGCCTTTGCCCGTAACGCATTCTTGCTTGCGAGTCGTACCCCGGCGATGCCAGAGGGTGGCGATACCGCAGATGATGTCATGAACGTGACCGATCCGGTTTCCGGCATTACCTTCCAGGTGGCGCTGTACCGCCAGTACCGCCAGGTGCGCTATGAAGTCGGTCTGTCGTGGGGTGTTGCTGCCGTTAAGCCACGTCACGCATGCATCATCATGGGCTAACCACTGGGGGCTTCGGCCCCTTTGTTTTTGAGGAGGCCCAATGGCCGGATTAACCAAAGAGCAGCGCGCCCAGCGTGACGCTGAAAAGCTCGCCGCGCAGAACGGCGCTGAACAAACTCCTGCTCAGCAGGACCAGCAGCAGGACCAGCAGCAGGACCAGCCAGGTTTTGAACTGGTGGCTATGGTGCGTGACACGCCAGAGTTCCCCGGCGGCCCGCTAAGCGCTGAGGTACACCCTGACGAAGTCGATAACTGGCTGGCGCTGGACTGGCGTCTGGAGGAATAACAATGCTGGTTGCCGACCACAAATCGCCTGACTTCAACACCTACGCCAGCGTTGTCGACCTACGCACGTTTGCGAACGGGCGCGGCTACACCGTACCTGCCGATGACGGCGAGTGCGGTCAGATGCTGATGCAGGCCATGGACTATCTGGAAGGGCAGCAATGGCGAGGCCAGCGCAGCGATGCTTCACAGCCGCTATCGTGGCCGCGTGCGGGCGTGCGCTTCGACGGCGTTGACCTGCCAGATGACACCATCCCACAGCGCCTGGTTGATGCGCAGTGCCGCCTGGCTCTCGAATCGCAGGAGATTGATCTCACGCCGTCGGTCGCTGGTGGTGGTGCGGTAACGATGGAGCGCGTAGAGGGCGCAGTCATGGTGCAGTACGAACCAGGTACGAATAAGGCGGCACCGTCATTCCCCTGGTTCTACTCCTCGTTGCGTGGGCTGGTGGTGGGTGGCAATCAGATCCGCATCGAAAGGGGGTGATATGCCAATCGACTACCGCCGCATGCGAAACACCGCAAAGCGACTGCTGACCGAGAACGGGAAGTCTTATCCGCTTACCCGCGGTGGCGGCACTACCCGCGATCAGTTCGGCAAAGAGGTAACCACCCCGACTATCACTGCGACCGTCACTGGCGTTGTCACTGAATACTCCTCTCGTGAAATAGATGGCTCTCTGATTACTACTGGCGATAAAAAGCTGGCGGCCACGTTCGAAACGGAAGTGCGCATTGACGACCGCATCGAGATCGACGGCAAAGCATGGCGGGTGGTGCAGCCTAATCCGGTTAAGCCTGCCGATGTACTCATCTCCTACAACATCCAGCTGAGGGCGTGACTATGGCCAGCTCTGTTAATCAGCCGTTCCTGGCTGCCATTCAGTTATTTGTGGATAGTTCGAAGCAGGAGATGGATCAGGTAGTGCGCCGGACGGGCATTAAAATCCTCGCTCAACTGGTTGAGATGTCCCCGGTGGGCCAGCCGGATATCTGGCTGGTCAACCAGACCGCGACGGCG